GTGCCGTCTACGTCTAAATCGCCATTAAAGTCTACGTTGCCTGCAACAACAAGTCCGCCCGCACCGGCAAGAATCAAGTCATCTGCGGACTCATCCCAGAGCATGTAAGCGCCTGCGGTAGCACCAAAGAACTTAACGTCGTAACCCGTGTCGTCTACACCTACTGTTACTGCTCCGTCTGCTTGTACAGTACCATTAATGTCTAAGTTTGTAAATACTGAAGTCCCAGTAAACGTGGGAGCTGCAGAGTCTGCTTTGGTTGCAATTGCTGTTGAAATGTTGTCGAACTCAGTTTCAAACTCAGTTCCTTTAATAATTTTGCCGCTGTCACCTGAAGGTAAAGTATCCTTTGCGGCAAAGTCAACGGTTTTGGTGTAATTACTCATGGTCTATCCTCTGATATTGACTACTATGCTGCCCGAGGTGTGAGAGGGCTAAAAAAGAAAAAAGGGGCCTGTGAAGACCCCCTTAGAGTTCTTAGGCAGAAGGAACTGCAAGAACGAAACCAGCTTCAGGACGGTATACTTCAACACCGTACAGGCAGTCAGCCGTGAACAGAGTTGACAAGTATTCCTGCTTGTACTGGGTTTGTGAACGTACTGACAACTGCTCTGCGAGAACAATAGCGTCTCGATGAAAGAGCAGAGCAGCACGAGTGTCTACAGTAGCTACGGAGTTCTGAGCAGCAGTTTCGATAGTTGCACAGTTTGCAGAGACATATACGTCAACGCCGTACAAGTTACCGATTAAGCCAGACTCAACACCTCGACCACCTACGAAGTCAGAAGACACGTATCGGTCAATCCCCATGATAGCATTTCGAGTAGCAGGAGGAATAACAAGTACTCGATTTTCCATCGGTACGTTATTGTCGTCCATCTTCTGAATCATGTCACGGAAGAAAGCATCAGTAAAGTCGTCACCAGAAACTAAGGTGTCGTCAGTGTACTGAGTCGTAGCGCCGTTGTCGTTGAAGAAACAGCCAGTGTGCTGATAGTCAGTAGGAGCTGCGCCAAACACAACTGCACCACCGTTGCCGAAACCAGTACCACAAGAGTGGAGGTCGCTGTCGATCTTAGTAGCCAAAGCGTAACCAGCGTCTTCAGTGTAAAACTGACGGAGGCTGTTTAAAGCTTGGACTTCAACGATGTCTTCGATGAGACGTGAGTACTCAAAGTGACGATCGATGTCAACAGTCAGTTCGCCTTCAGTGTTAGCAATGATAGTAACTGCAGTATCGGCAGCCTTAGCATTTGCGTCACCACGGATGGGCTTAGGAATGTGAAGTTTGTCACCTTTCTTGCCATTCATGCTAATCTTTTTAACAAGAGGGGCCATTTTCAGGTTTTTTTGGTAAGCAGCAATGATCTCGTCACTCCAGATTTCTGGAATAAAAGTAGCCGCTTCTGTCTTTGCAGTGTTGCCCCCTGCACCGGGATATGTAGCAGTAGCCATGTCAATCTCCTTTTAGATTATTTGACTCGACCCTCCGCGTATGCTTTCAGTATCTCTTCTGATAAAGCTTGGTAACGCTCTGGGTCTGTTTTCATTAGTTTAATAATGTCGGCCCTGCGATATACTTTTCTACGACTTACTTCAGAACTACCCTGTGCTCCGCCTGTGTTAGCTGCCTTAAGTTGTTGCTTACGTGCTTGTTTCTCAACTTGCACTGTCTGCTCCGCTACTGTCTTACGCTCCTTCCAGAGTGAAAACAGTTCGTCTGCAGCATCAGCATTGTACTGTTGGTCAGCTTCTACAAACAACTGAGTCCTAATCTTTGAAGCCTTAATCCAATCAGCAAACTTAGGGTCCTTAAGGATATCCTGCATTTCTGGGTGTTTGCCATTAAGCAAGGCCAGAGACGCTTGTTTTTTGTACTGAGTGGAGTACTCTTGTGCTTCTCTAATTTTAGGGTGGTTCTCAATAGCACGATTAACGGCTGCTTGAGGGTCTGTAAAATAGTCTATATCGTCTTCAGGCTCAACGTATTGTTGAGGTGCTTGTTGTTGTGGTTGACTTGTAATAAAGTCATCTACAACCTTACGAAGTTCCCCTACTTCTGAGGACTGACGACCTAAAAGCTTCTCAGCTTCTTGGTGCATCTGCACTACTTCTTCTAAGGACTTATTTTGGTACTTATCAGGTACTGTAGGGTTTTGTTGAGGTTGTTCAACTTCTTCTTGTAGTTGAGTCTCTACGGGTTCTTCGTTTTCTAGGGTATCTGCAGTTTCCTCTTCAGGCTGCATATCCACCAGTGTTGCTCTAGACATAATTAAACTCCGTGAACTTAGTCATTATGGAGATTGAGTTTTTTT